GGGGCGATGTAGAAGCGACCGGTCTTGACGACCAGGGTCGAAGCGTTGTTGAGAGCCATATGGCGGTCTCCTTAGTAGTCGTACACGTGGGGACCGATGTCGGATCGCTTGATCTCGATTCGGTGCAGGGAGTGCCACCGCGTCCAGTTGCCGGGCAGGTCTGCCGTCTGCACGGGGCCGGTGGCGGAGGCCCAGTCGTAGAGACGCCGGGCCGGCTCGGCCAACTCGTAGTCGACGAGCCAGGCAGTGCCGCCCACGACCTCGTTGCCAAAGGCGGCGCGAGTGAAGGCGTCTTCTGCGGCACGGTGGATCTGGGGTGCTTCCACGTCGTACTCCAGGCCCTCGGTGAATGTCTCGATGGAGACGAAGAACTCGCGCTTGAAGCGGCGGTCCTGCGCCCAGGCCCCCTCGAACCCAACCTCGCGGACGAGGGCGAAGGGGGGCTTGTTGGTCGGGGAGATCAGGCCGGTCCAGAGGAAGTCCGGGTAGCGCTCCCGGAGAACCTCCAGGGCGACCAGGCGGCCCTCGGGCCAGTTGCCGGTGGCGTCGGTGATCGACTCAGGTAGGGCCAATGTGGATCACCAGCCCCTTCGGCGGCTTGATGTCCGGCACTTCGGACCGCTTCACGTCGCTCTCGCGGCGAGACATGGAGGCGCTGCCGCGGGGGGTGGCGGAGGCGAGGATCCCGTGGTCGGCCTCGATCTTCCATGCCGCCCCGGCGCTGGCCGTGTCATCGAGCACGACGTACTGGTCGATGACGCCGGACATGATGCGGATCTTCGACCCGCCCGGGGCCTCGGATGTGGCCGAGGCCGCCTTGACGGTGTTCAGCCGAGCGGCGGCACGCGCCGCGACGGTGCGCTGGGTGGCCCCCAGGGTCGCGCCCACGCCGGGCAGGCGGGCGACCAGGGGGTCAGCCAGGAGTGCGGACATCTCGGGGGCGCCGCTCGCGGTGGGCTTGCCGAAATCCGGGTTGGGGAACATATAGACGTGGGGCATCAGTCGCCCCCCGTCACGCTCCCGCCCGAGGGGCGGCGCTTGATCTCGATGGTGTAGTGGCGCACGGAGTGAGTCCGGGTGCGGCGGATCTTCGGGGGGATTGCGACATCCCACTCGGAGCCGTCCCAGACGACGATGGCGCCGACGGAGACCCCATCGAGCGGGCGGCCCTTGTGCTTCATCGGGATCCGCATCTTGGCGGTCTCCGTCTCGGCGTGGCCGACCACCTCGGCGCGGGTCGACTCGTAGGAGGAGACTCCGACACGCACGCCCAGGAAGGGATTCTCCAGGTCGGGCAGGATCATCTCGTCACCGACAGAGTTCGTCTGCACGATGCGCGGGTAGATGTCCGCCTTCTCGTATCGCAGAGTGCTCACTGGTGCTCCGAGGGGTAGTAGGGGTCGTAGACGTCCCCCTCCTCGTAGAGGGGGAACCACTTCCCGGTCCCGCCGCCGTAGTCGACGGGGACCTGGTGGCCGCTCGGCACCTTGCGCGGAGGGGGCGTGCCCCACAGCTGCGTCGGAACCGACATGAGGCCGCGGTCCTGCTTCCGGTGCTCCCGAAGCAACGCGATCTCATCCGGCGTCAGGTGGACGCCGTTGGCGCCGCGCTCGCTCCAGGTGTTCTGCTCGTCGGCGCCTCGCGCCAGGTCGAGCATCATCGGGTTGTTCATAAACCGCGCCGCCGCCTTCAGGGTCAGCATCACGGCGATGGGCGGTGCGGTGTCGGCCGTCCAGGAGCGCACGCCGTACTCGCGCACGAGCGTGGAGGCGTCCTCCAGGGCCGCCTCGGCGAGCCTCTCCAGGTGATCGCCCGGGTCGATCTCAAACTCCAGTCGGACCCGGAGTTCTTCCAGCGTTGCCAGATTTGCCATCGGGGCCTCCTGTGGACAGGGCGGGCGCAGGGATGGTGCCTGCGCCCGCCTCGGTCAGTGAGATCAGGCCGGGTCCGGAACGTTGATGACGCCGTTGGCCGCCACACCCAGGTGGGTGCGGAAGTCGTTGGAGGCGGCGCCGGTCACGTCGCCCGCGACAGCGTCCTCCAGCTTGATCTTGAAGGAGCGGACGTTGTACTCGCCGGGGAGCACCTTCTCCTGCCACACCTTCGTGTTGACGGTGGAGCCCGCCTTGCCCGAAGACTCGGGCTGGGTGGCCGCGATCTCGTTCACGACCCAGCCGCGGTCCTTGATCTGGCGGGAGCCGAAGAAGCAGTCGACCAGCGAGCGGTCCACGACGCGAGTCATGTCGTAGTCGCGGATCCAGCGCAGCGCGTAGCCGTCGGCCGCGGCGGTGGCGCCGAAGGGCACGGAGCCGGGCACGGACGGCGCGGCGACGGCGAAGCCGAAGGCGCTGTCGGTGAAGGCGATGGCCTCGTCGGGGGCGATCACGTCGGAGACGTAGATGCGGAAGCCGACCCAGTTGCCGATGTTGCCGGTGCGGAGGACGCCGCCGGCCTCGTCGCCCGAGGACACCGCGGCGGTGAACCGCTTGTCCAGGAGCAGGGCCGCCTCGAAGTCGGTGCCGACGATGAGGTTGCGGACGCCCTGCGAGCGGAACTTCTGGAGCAGCTTGCGGGCCTCGACGAGGGCGCGGTAGATGTCCTTCTCCGCGCCGCCGACCACGACCTCGTAGTCAGCGTTCCGCATGGTGTTCGCGGTGTCGTTCTCCATGGCGCGAGCCACGGCGCGGGCCTGGAGCGGCATGAGCTTGTCGACCGTGACCTGGTCGAAGTCATTCTGCTCGTCGGTCACCTTGACGCCGGAGTAGACGCGGCCAGCGGTGAACTGCACCGGGACCGTGGTCTCGGCGTACTCGTCGAACAGCACCTCGTCCGTCCGGTCATTGCGGAAGGCGTAGGAGCGGGCCGGGAGCAGGCCGGGAACCTTGATGTTCACGGTGTCGTCCTCGGCGCCCTTGTACTGATCGAAGGAGGCCGGGGTGATGAGGTTGGTGAGCAGCAGCTCGTCGTAGATCAGGCCGACGGCGGTGTTTGCGATCACCTGCGGCTTGACGATCTGATGGGGGGTGTAGACCATGTGGGAGTCCTATCTAGGGGGTATGCTTAGCGGCGTCGAGAGCGCGCCCGCGTGCGCTCGGCCAGCTCCCGGGGGGAGAGGCCCGAGCCGTCGGACGAGCCGGGGCGGCGTCCGCCGTCGGCGCCCGGGGCGGGGGGCTCTTCGTCGCCACCAGCGGCGGCAAAGGCCGCACGGATCTTGTTCGCGCTCTCCTCGATCTCCTCGGGGGTATTCCCGTGGACGAGGGCGAGCTGCTCTGGAGTGAAGCCCGCGGTGTGCTTGGCGGTCGCCAGTTCGACCTCCAGTTCGGAGTTGCGCTCCTTGTGCTCAGCGATGGCTGCGTCAATGTCGGCCTGCGACTTCGCATCCTTCAGCTTGTCCTGGAGTTCCTTGTTGGAGGTGCGGTAGCGACCGCTCTCCTTGCGGAGATCCTTGATCGTGGCCTTGGCCCAGTCGGGGAGGGAGTCGAAGTCGTTGCCGTCCCCCTCCTCCTCCTCGCCTTCAGGCTTCTCGGCGGTCTCCTCCTGGTGCTTCTCGCCGTCGCCCTCCGGGGGCGTTTCGTCGCCACCGCCCGGCGCGGGCGGCTCCTCGATGCAGGAGATGTTGGCGGTCTGGGCGAGCATGTACTGTCGCGTGCGGTCCATCAGATGTCCTCCTGGGACAGGTTGTTTCGGTGATCCCGAGCGTTCTCGCTCAGGACTGTGCGGAGATTGACCCCGCGGCGGTATGACCTACGGAAGTAGTTCATAAAGTCGCGCTCGCCCTGCTGGCCCTTGTCGTACCCGTGTTCCTGCCAGAGGAAGTAGAGGGCTCGGTTCTTGGCGAACAGCGGCGAGGTGAAGTAGTGGTCTCGGCTGAAGACCGGCTCCGCGGTGCAGTGGCAGTTCTCGTGCCATGCGGAGCGGGCGGAGGCGGCGGAGCGGTAGAGGATGATCCCGCGAGAGGCGAGCATGAGGCACCAGCCGCACGGGGTGGGGTGGTGCGGGACCCGGACCCAGCCGATGGCTCGGGGATCCCGGTTCGCCAGGGTGTTGATGGTGTCGCGGGCGCCGGACTGGGCGGCCTTCATGGTGGCGGCGGCACGGTCGGCTCGGGCCATCGAGCGGCGCCTCGCGGCAGTCTGCTCTCGGCCTCGCCGGCTGGACGTCTCGCGCACCCGCCTGGCCGCAGCCTGCTCGCGCTGGCGCTCGACCTTGCGGGCTTCTGCGAGACGCTTGTCCAGCTCCCGGAGGGCGTCGCTTGCGGTGGCGTCATCCTCGCGGACGGCCTCCTCGAAGTCCTCCACAGCCTCGACAATGATGTCGCGGGTGCGGGGCCAGCCCTCGACCGGCGCCTCGCCGGCCTCGAAGTCCTCGTCCCCGATGATGTTGGAGACCACCTCGTCGACCGGGAAGCGGTCGGTGGGAAGGTCGTCAGTCTCCGGCACCAGGCCGTCGAGCGCAGTGTCGTCACCGGCCCCGGCCATCGACATGCGGCGGCGGGCGTCGGCGTGCTTCGAGGGTGGGATGGCCGCGAAGGCGAGCGTCTCGAAGTCCTGATACAGGGCCAGGAGAGAGGTCTGCTCGCCGGAGCCGTCGCCGCGACCCTCGATGGTGAAGCCCGTCCATGCCGCCCGGAGGAGGCGGTAGTAGGCGCGGGCCAGGAGCGCCGCTGCTCGATAGCCAGCAGCACCGATCTGCTGCGGAGCACCGCTGGAAAGCAGTGACCTAGCGGCGGCGCCGAGGGCGATGTAGATGAGGGCTACCTCCCAGAGGGCTCTGGCCTCAGCCAGCTTCCGCTCGGGAACCCTGGGCTCCTCGTCCACTGGCGCTCACCCCCTGCGGGTCGGTGAGGGAGAAGGCGTCGTACTCGTCCATCTTTCGGGCCAGTTCGATCTCGGGGTTCTCCTCCCTCTCCCTCTCCCTGGCCCGCAGCCACTTCTTCAGCTTGCCGGGGGTCATGTTCGGGAGTTCCTCCCACAGGACCTCGACCGGGACGCCGAGCTGGTCAGCCATCTTGCCGAAGGCGTCGGCGATCATGCCGATGGAGTGGGGGTCGGTGTCGGCCCAGACGATCTCCATGGAGAGGTCCGCGGCTCGGCTCTCGTGACCCTCGATGTGCATCGCCAGGCGGAACATCCGCTCATAGAGTTCGGCCAGGACCATCTTGACGTAGTCGTCGCGACGGGTCTTGGCGATCTCCGCGGCGTTCAGCGCCTCAGCGGACAGGTTCGCCATCTCGCCCACGCCGTAGGAGGCGGGGGTCTGCGAGATCGAGAAGAAATACTTCACGCGGTCTGCGAGGCCGGCGAGCAAAGGGCGAACGTCGGTCGCTTCGAGCTGCCCGATCTTCGAGTCCGAGTCCTCACCGATGATGAAGCGCTTGTGATTCACGCGCATCGGCAGGGGGATCTCCTGGCCGTTGGAGTCCAGCACCGGGTCACCCACGGAGGGCTTCTCGGCCGCCAGCCAGTCGGCGAACTTGTCCTCGTAGTCCGGGTCATCGGGGCTCGGCTTGGGCCAACCCTGATCGATGTCCGCCTGGGACCAGCGCCGCACGGGGGCGGTCATGCCGGTCGCGTAGCGGGTGGCGAAGGAGTTGTAGGACTGGAGGGCCAGCACGTCGAACGAGGACTGGTTTACCTGGTTCTGCGGCGTGATGAGCATCTCGACCATGCCGGTCGAGCAGCCGTCCAGGTCCAGGTTCAGAGCCGCCCGGCTAATCGGGCACTCGTCGCTGCCGTGCAGTTTCGGGGGGCCGATCCGGTAGCGGCCATCCTTGCCGCCGCGGACCTTGCGGACGTGCTTCTCGGAGTAGAGGTCCGCCTCCTCGATGGCCGACAGGGTGCCGTGCCGGATCACCAGGCCCCAAATGGGGTCCAGGTCGTTCACGGGGTCGTTGAAGATGGCGGTGGCCTTCAGGCCGGAGAACGCCTCCATCCGCGCCCTGCCCGTCTTCGGATCCTTGCGGACCAGCGTGTAGACGATGCCGTGGCCGGCGAGGGTGCGGACCAGGGGGAGCTGGCGGGCGTTCATGCGCTCGCGGCTCCACACCTCCATCTCGGGCGGGATGTCGGCCGGAGAGTCGTCGGCGTCGGAGTCCTGGCCGTGGCGCAGGGACTCGACGTAGCACACCTGGGTGACGGAGTTGACGACGAGCGGCATGAGGTTCAGGACCGCCCGCTTGGCGAGGAGCTTGAACTCGGCGTCGGTCTCGTCGGGGATGTAGACGGCGTCGTGGTTGCCGGCGAGGTAGTCGTCGTAGCGGAGGAGGTCGTCCTCGTCGCGGCGCATCGCAGCGAGGCACTTGTCGAGCGCCCACTCCGGGGTGCCAGGCTCGTGCTGTACGGGTGCAGCCATAGGCTCTCCTTAGTAGAAGTGGACGCGACCAGTGCGCTCTGGCTTGTTGTCCTTGTGGGATCCGCGTTCCAGGTATTGGTTCAGCGCCTCGTGCGCGATCATCAGGGCGGCGTAGCCGTCGACCTTGCGGGACGACCCGCGGCCGCCCGGCTTGCCGAACGAGGTGCCGTGGATGTTCGTGACACGCGAGGCGCTCCCCATGTGCTGCATGAGGTGGGTGTCGCCGTTGTGGAATAGGCGGCCATTGAGAATGGAGTTCAGGAAGCGCTCATGGGCGAGGGTGGAGGTCCTGACTGCGCGCATGTCCCAGCCGATGGCTGAATGACCGCTGGCGCGCACGACCAGCCGGTCGCCGTAGTCGGCGGCCCAGCCCATGATGAAGGACTCCCAGAGGTTCACGTCCGAGAAGAACGCCTTCACCTTGTAGCGCTTAAAGCAGTCATGCACCGCGGAGTCGACCTGTGCGTGCGGGACGATGTACTCCCGGTCCTCCCGGTCGCCCTCCCAGATGCGAATCGGGACGGCGAGGCGGTCGCGGATGCGGATGGCAACGAGGGCCGTCGCGTCTCCGGTTCGGCCGCCGTCCATGCCGAGGACGATCTCGTCACCCGGAGCCAGGTTGCCGTCTCGGCGCGTCGACATGATGAGGTCGCGGGAGAGCAGCGTGTCCGAGTCCGCCACGACCTGGTTCATCCATTTGCGGCGCGACTCGGACTTGGGGATCAGTGAGTCGAAGAAGTCGGAGACGACGCCCTCAATGGGGAGCCAGACGCTGTCGCCGCGGACCACCTCGATGATGTCGGCGAGGATCTCTCTGTCGTCGACGGGCGCGTTGGCCGGCGCCTCCAGGGAGTCGTAGAGGAAGTCGTAGTCTTCGGCCTTGCCGATCAGCGTGTCCTCGTAGGCCGTGATGAGGCGCTCGGAGACGCTGTCCTCGCCCGGGATGGGGGCGTTGGCGATGATCAGCATGTGGCACTGGTCCTCGTGCTTGATGAGGTTGCCCTTCATCACGCCGTACATCTTGTGGCCGCGGTTGTTCTCGACCCAGTTCTGCGTCTCGTTGGCGATCAGGAAGGAGGGGCGCTTGCCCTCCAGCGCTCGCGGGTTCGAGGTGACACAGTGGATCTCGACCAGGCCGCCGCGGGCGTACTGGACCTCCATGCCGAGGTTGAAGTCGAAGTGCTCGATGGCCTCGTCCGTCAGGAGGGCCTTGAACATGTCTGATGTGTTACGTGTCTGATCGAGTGACACGGCCGCGATCTGGATGTAGGGCCTGCGGCATCTGCGGCCCACCACCTCGCCATCGTCGTCGAAGTAGTCGAGGCGGCAGTTGCCGACGGCCTCGAAGAGCGCGAGGGCGGCGGCGAGAGGGTCCTTCCCCCAACCCTTCAGCCTCTGAAGGAGGGCTCGGCGGTAGGGGAACAGGCCGCGCTCGTCGATGGCGTAGAACCAGCAGGAGAATCGGAGCTGCTCATCGGTGAGGGTGAAGGGGCGGTAGCCGCCCGTCTCTGCGTCATCGATGTGCAGCCACCGGGCGCAGAACTCCGCAAACTCCCATCCGAGCGTGTGCTCGGGCATGGCGTAGGCGTCATCCTTGACGGTCCAGGTCGGGCCAACAACGACGGGCTCCCAGTTGTCGGGGTTGAAGGCCGCCGGCTTAGTGGCGGGATTGCGGGCGGCCATGACACCTCCTAGTAGGCGCGCTTCTCCATTTCGTTCCAGGAGATGACTTCGATGGTTTCGGCGAGGATGTCGACCGACACTCGG